CCATCCAGGCTCCTTTCTCCGGTTCTCCCAGAAATGCTAATTTACAAACTTGAACCACCGTTCTTTTATGTCAGATTACGTCTCCACTCTTCATGTTTTAAGCGTTCATTTTCCTTAACTTGTTGTCCATATCCGACCACAAGAACAATGTTCACAGCAACAGAAAATCCCAATAATACTCCTAATATAGCTAATACAACAATCATCTTACTTCCTTCCTCTGGTTCTCCCGAAAATTAAAATAGCTACTATTGCTATTGAATAGTTGCTTTAAAGCTGTTATAATTGAATCAAATAACAGGGAACGCAAAGCCGCCAGTAGACCCTTGTGTGGTTGAAATTCCACACCCGTTAGTGAAAACGTCGGGCAGAGCCGTAAGGCTCTTTTTTTGTTCCCTTAAATGTTAATTTTCCAATATTGGCAGCATAGGAGGCATATCTCCAGTCTGATATGCTACTTCAATCTGCGGGGCCATCCACTGTCCCACTGTCTGTCCATCGGGTAATACAATATGTGCCAGAAATTCATCATCGAAACAGCTCACACCACTTTCAATAGCTTCAAACTTTGCCTTAATTACCAACAGCAGCGCACGCCAGCGTTGACGTTCAATTTGTTCAGTATCTTTCTGCGTTTTTCCAGCTCGAACTGTCACGATAAAGCGAACCTGCCGACCAGCTGCCGTGAATCCAATCATTACTTTATCTCCTGAATATCCTGAAACAAATTGCTCAGCGCCATGTTTCCGAATCAGTTCTTCAATTTCCATCCTGCTCTTGCCGACAGGAACTGTTGTTTTTTCTGCATACGCCATACAGTACCTTCTTTCTTTGTAAAATCCTAATTTAGTTCTCTCTTCTGTTCCAAGCATCTATACTTTCTTTTTTATCCATATCCGTTGCAGTTCCATCAGCAAGCACTTTTGCAAAACTCACTCCTGCACCGCAGTTATCACAGCAAAACATATAAAAACCATCTTCATCAAGTTTTACTTCTTTTCCACAAAATGGACATACCTCCAATTCTTCCATTTTTGTTCCTTTCTCTCAGTGATTTGTCAAATAACGATTTTC